GCAACAGCTACAGTAGCTCCAACCATTGGGTTGTTACCCATACCAATAACACCAGTAAAAAACGTAGGTACCTCATAGCTACCTTGTAGGTACTTATTATGAGAAAACCTTGATTTTTCAATATGTTCCCTAAAATTGATGTAGGTACCTCGTAGCTACCTCATAGGTATATTTCTAAAACTTGGCTAAAAAGGTGTCGAATAGGGTGTCGAAAATTTAAAAAAGGGCATTTACCGTTTTTGCCCTTCAATTATATAAATTTGATGTGTTGAAATTAACTGTTTTTTCTTGATCTAATTCAGTATAAATATCTGCAGTTGTTTGATAGCTTGAATGTCCAGCAAGAGATTGAGCAACTTTGATGTCAACACCTTTATTGTAAAGTTGGGTTATGAACATGTGCCTTAACATATGATAGTTAAATGTAATTCCTAATTTCTCACAAGAACGAGCAAGTGACTTACGTAGCTTTTCGGATTTCATATAATTCATATCTTTATCAAAAACAACATATTCACTTTCAGGATACTTTTTAAAATGTTTTTCTAAGATATCATGCAATTCATTTGAGATAGGAAGACTACGATAACTTGCATCTGATTTTAAAGTTGTTTCTTTTATTTCAGTACCAACTCTTTGAATTTGTTTGTTGATTGAAATTATATTTTTTTGTAGATCAACATCTTCTCTTTTTAAACCAAGACATTCGCTTATTCTTATACCTGTATATAATCCAATATAGAGAGCGACTATGTAATTATCACTTTCAAGGATTTTATCTCTTCTAGGATGCTTATATCTATCGATAAGCATATTAAATTCTTCAAGTGTAATAGTTTTTTTCTTACTTTGTGTTTTGATACCATTTAATTTTAGTTTCACGTAAGGCTTTCTTGAAATATAGTTATTGTTATATGCAAAAGTAAATACTCCATTAATGATTTTATAAATGTTTTCAATTGTTTGCTTTGTATTGTTTTTGGCGAATTCATTCAATGTATTTTGAATATATTCATAATCAATCTTTGAAATATCACATTTACCCATTGTATCTTTCAAATGCTTATTATAAACAGAGTTTCTAACATACTTTGTTGATTCTTTGGTAAAAGGGTCGTTGATAATATATAGTTGAAATATATCATCAAATGTATGCTTTTCAGTTTTTAAATGCATATTTTCTTTTATCTTTGATAGCGTTTCATCAGCATATCTTTCTGCATCTATTTTTCTTACAAATCCACTCTTGGATATTCTCTTTTGATTTCCTGAAAAATCTTTATATTTTATGATCACTTCATAAACATAGCCATTTTTAGCCTTTTTAGACTCTCTTTTTCTAATCATAATATATTTACCTCCTAATATTTTTAGTGTATAGTAGGAGTGCTATTTATTTGTGTCGTCAAAACAAAATTATAGCACTCGGGCACTCTTTCACGGCCAATGAAAGGGTGTCTTTTTTATTTACTGTTTTTTCAATTCAAATGTTTTACTTACGCCCTGCATAGATGCTGAGAATGAAATAACACCATTGTTGTATGTAAATTCTTTTGTTTCATCAGTTGATGCTAAAATAGAAGTTTCAGTTTGTTCATGGTCATTGTTTGATACCCACGAATATTCATTTGTATCAGTAGTAGGGGCATCATAAGAACCAACCCAATATATTGCGCTTTTATTTTCTTCTACAAAAACCCAATCAATTTCAATAACACCATTAGAAATAGTGGCTTTTAAATATGTTCCGTCAGTCGGATCACATTGCCATTCTCCTGTTAAATCCAAAGGTTCTTTCTTTTCTTCTTTTTTTGTTGTGGTTGTTTCTTTGGAAGATGAATTGTCTTTTGAACTGTTATTTCCACATGCGGTTAGAGATAGAGACAAAGCCCCGATTAAAGCTAGACTTAATAATTTCTTCATTTATTATCCCTCCATTATATATTTGTTACTAAAAAAACGAATACTATTATCTGAATATTTACATTTTAAAATACTTTCACATTGTATTTCTTTTGTTAGAATAAATTCGCATTATTTTTCAATGACATCCCTTTGAATGGAGGTGATGCCTATGATTTAAACCAACCATTTTTTATTTAAAAAAAGAGGGGAGGTCTAACCATGAAAAATAATGATTATCGACGTTACATAATAGATATGATCAAACATATCCACAGTAACATTGCATTAAAAGAAATCTACTTATTCGTGCAAAAGTTCTTTTTACGTAAAAAATAAGTAGTAATTGGGCGACGATTAGTCGTCCTTTTCATTTATAAAGATATTGTGCAGGTATTCTTTAATGACCTTTCTTTTTTCTTCTGTTAGCTGCATATAGCTTTTAACTATTTTCTTATCAAGTTCATCTAAATGATATTCTTCGGCTACTTGGTCTAATAATGTTTCAGGTAAATCAGAAAACATTTCACCAAGTCCTTCCATAATCCAAGCGTAATTGACATTAAATTCTCTACATATCGATAGTATTGTTTGCTCGCTTGGATTCCTTTCTCCACGTTCGATTTTTGAAACTGCTGTATCACTTACACCAATTCTTACCCCGAACTCTTTTTGACTTAATCCAACAGACATTCTTAGTTCTTTTATACGTTCATCCATTTTTATCACCTCCTTGCATACTTATAATAAAACGTAAAATCGTACTATGTCAAGTTTTTGGTTAAAAAATATTGACAACCCGTACAATGTACGATACTATATAGACGTAGTCAAGATACAACTTGACAAACAAGCCATGCAAAAGGAGGTGTTTCAAATGTACGGTATGACATTAGTGTATGTTAATCATTTAGTTGAAAGCGGCAAAGGCTATTTGTGGGATGACTTAATGAAAGTCACAAAATTATTCATTGAAGCCAATCAAGAACAAAATAGTTAGAAAGGAGAGACTTTTAATGGGAAATGCTTCACTCATTGAATTCCGAAAATCATTGAATTTAAAGCAAAATGAAATAGCAAAGGAAATAGGAGTTTCACCTTCGTACTACTACAAAGTGGAAAGTGGATATCAAAATCCCAGTTATGAATTTCTAGCAAAATTTAAGAGAAGATTCCCTGATGCGAGTATTGATGTTCTGTTCTTTTAGTGGATTTGGGTAAATTCATTGGTTTTATTGATGCAAAGGTTGATATAAAAACAAAACGCCAATAAGTGCGCTATCCTTACTGACGTTTGTCTAAATTTATTTACTCTTTGTGTATGCAAGTAAAGAAGTTAAAAACTAAATTAGTACATTATATAGCGCCTAATGCTTCTATGTACACATCATCACTTATGCAGTCTTAGTTCTGCATGATAGCCTAAAAAAGCTATTTAAAGGTTTGCCCTTTAGCTGATGATTTGTGGAAATTAATGCGGTTTATTTAGTGCTTAATGCACAAGTCTCCTTGCGGATTAATCCCTAAGTAATCTGCAGAGCAATTATTTTAACCTGTTTAAACTGTCTAGGTATCAGTACGTTTCCCCCACAATAAGAGAACAGGGCAAAATCAAAAGTTTTGTCAAAATGACCACTCTCCATTCTGCCACATAGTCAAGAATATTTTATCACAATTTGGAAATTTTTAAAAGGAGGTGAACACCATGGAAGATTACAAAAAAGAAAAGAGAGATATTGAAGACTTCATTAATGGCACAGTGAAGAAACTTTCTCCAGCAAACAAAGAAAAAGCGGTCTACATCATGCAAGGCATGATCATTGGACAACTTGCTTCTGAACAAGCTGAAATCTCTAAAAACATGATTGATGCAGTCAATCAATTTAATGAAGTAAGGTTATAGTTTGCTTTGACGGCACAAATAAAAGAGAAAGGGAAGAGGAAATCAAATGAAGGCAACACATTTTATCACTTTTACAATCGCATATTTAATTTGCTTAAAAGTAATGAAAAAAATAGAACCTGATAATTGGTTCTATAAATGGTATGCAACTATTATTTAGATACTTTATTCAGCTTATGTATTTCTTTCTTGATTAAAAGCATAAAAAAGGTGGTGATGAGAAATGCAAAAACAAAAATGTGAAAGAGTAGACAATGTTGAGGAAAGAACATTGTTAGTTGTAACTGTTTTAAGAGGCAAAGGAACTAAAGAAGATGTGTGTAGACTTGTAGAGCTTTACTACGAAAAAGATAGAGAGGGGAACTATCATTTTCTATTTGATAAAGATCCTCGAAAAGAAAAAGAGCAAATTTAATTACTCTTTCTTAGCTTTGGTTTTTTCAGCAGATATAGCAATTATATCACCATAAAGCAATTCGGTTTCGTATCGTTCTACATACCAATCGTTTATAAGTTTTTCGATTACTTTAAGAAGTTTTTCTGCTTCACCTGGATCAATATCAACTATTACATTTATATCTTTTTCCATATGGGCACCAATATTACCGACTCTTCTTATTCCATCAAGAACTTTCCATTGCATTGCTGGGATTTTATGTTCAAGTTGATCAATTTCTTTAAATAGTGTGGATGGCTTGATTTTCCAAAAATCTCTAATCATTCCTTGCAAGCAACGTCTTGATAAGGTCGCTGATGCTTTAGGACTTAAATTAACAATAGCGTAATCTTCTTCATAATCTTGTCTTATAGCTTTTGGAATGTAATCAGGAAACTGTTTTGCTAAAGAAATAGGTTTTACATGAACTATATCAGTTTTTACTTTAGAACCAGTTCCTTGAGCATTAATGGAATATTCAAAGCAATGAGGGCATTTAAAAATACCAAGTGTAACTTCGCTTTCTTTAGGTGGAATAGTGCTGCCAAAAGGCACTTCAAATGATGGCTTTACTTTTTTATAAGTTGAATCATTGAGTTCGGCAGTATGGCTACAGTATGGACATTTAAAGTCATTAGGCATATTTTCACCTCACTTTCTAATTAAATTTCGATATTGCCGTACCGATAACTTAATTATAAAGAAAGAGATGAAGAATGTCGAAAACAATTAAATAAATTACTGATCATCCAGGAGCCAATCTCTAGCAAAGCCTATTTTATTAGATTCCTAAAGTTGATGATCATAGAAACACCAAATTAATAACAAATTTCTTTTTTTAATACAATACGTGAAGTTTTCATTTTGTAATAGAGATTGGTTCCTTGATGGTCAGTAGTAGGAAGGAGAAAAAGTTATGACTAAAACAGAACAAGTTGAGGTTGTCAGAGAGAAAATAAATTTTGAAAAAGAATTTCTTGATTACCAAATCAAGCTTGTAAAAGAGGCAGAAAAAGAACTTGAAAACTGTTCTTATGAAGATATTCAAGAAAAACGTTCAATTCTTGGCATGCGACGTACAGCTGCATCCAGTCAGTACATGTGTTTGTGTGGTGTTCTTGAACTTAGTTATGAATTGGATCTTATTTCAAAAGATGAATATAAGAATGTTCGTGAGCAAGCATTTAATAAAACTTTTAGATAGGAAGGATGTGAAATTATGAAGTGGTGGTTATGTATATCATTTTTGCTTAACATTTTATTACTGATCATGTTGGCTTATCTAAAAAAAGATCGTGATAGTTTTATGAAAATGTACTACAACTTGGCAAGTTTTGTTTTGAAAGCAAGAAGGGAAGGAAAACTATGAAACTATCAGCAAGAGGATTGGCCACAATCGTTATTATCGGTTGTTTCATTGGAAACTGTCTTGCAATTTTGGTCAGAAGTTTATAAAAAAAGTGCCCTTAAACAGGACACCAACATAGCATATAAATTATAAACAAATTCAGGAAGAATTGCAAATATGGATTAATTAAAAAACAAAAAAAGGAGGTAAATATTAATGGAAGCAAGACCTACAAAGATGCTTAAATTTCCAGAAGTTATGGAAGACTTGGGCGTTTCTCAAAATCAACTTCAAAATCTTGTAGAATTAGGTATTTTCAATCCTATCTATTTAGGAAAAGGTTGGAAGTTTTCTCAAAAAGAAATCCTTGATTTTCAAAGAGATTATGCAGGATTGGATGTCAGCAACTATGAAAAAGCCAAGAGTTGCAAAGAAATAGTTGAATCTCAAAAAAGATTATTACAGGGAGGAATTTCATGAAGAAACTAAACAAAGCAAAGGTTCTTGCAGTTGCATTAGGTATTTCAGTTTCAGCAAATATCGGAATGTATTTACATGGCCAATATTTACAAAATGAAATCGTAGATAGTCAAGAAGAAGTATTTGATTTAAAAGCAAGGAATACACTTTTAAAAGATACTTACAATGAACTTTTAGGACAAATGCAGGAAACACAAAATGAAGTTCAAAACTTGCAAAGTCAAGTAGAAGAACTTCAAAAATGAAGATCATTAGGGGTCTTTAGAATTACGGCGTATTGGTTTGGAGAAGATGAATATGGAGACTTGACTTCTACAGGAGTTAAGGCACAAGTCAATCATACAATCGCTGTTGACCCTGAAATAATCCCATATGGAAGTAAAGTCATGATTGATGGCCAAATTTACGTGGCTGAAGATTGTGGCGGAGCGATTAAGAATAACGTTATTGACGTATGGGTAGAAAATCAAAGTAACAGTTTTGGTGTCAAGTACACCGAAATATACATCAAAAGGGAGAAATAGTTATGGATAAAAAATTATTAGAAGACATCATCCAAACTGCAAAAGTTGCAGGTGCAGATGTCAAAGTTGTTCAAATTGGTTCAACTGAAAAGGAAGTAGATGAAAGACCAGCAGTACCGTTACTTAAATTAGAACTAAGCATCAAGAAAGATGGAGATGCGCTTTCGGTATTAACGGATGCTGATTGGAACATCTTAGGAAGTCTTTTCTTAGAAATGGCTTCAATCAATATTGACATTGATAAAGTCAAAGAAATGTTTACACCAGCTAAAAATGCTTTTATGCATTGCAGTAATGAATTGGATAACTACATCCAAGAACAATATAAAGGGGCGTTAGAAGATGAAAAAGAAAGAATTAGAAGAAAGAGTTGCTAATTTAGAGAGTTCAATCATTTGTATGGAATGTAAAGATCATCTAGATAGTGATGATTATCTACAGCTTGGTTATCTCAATCAAGAATTGGCAAGTGCAAAAAAGGATTTGGAAAATGGAAACTACCAACTATGAGGAATTTTTTCCTAACTGCAACATTGATTATGTCAAAGGTGAAAAGCATTGGCATCAATTAAGAGGCAAAGGGATAGGTGGTTCCGATGCAGGAATTGTAATGAACGTAAACAATTACAAAACACCTTATGAATTGTGGGAGGAAAAGACAGGTGCTAAAAAGCCAGTATTTCAAACAAGTGAAGCAATTGAAAAAGGGAACGCATTGGAACCAATTCTCATTGATTTGTTCGGTGTGCTCTATAAAAACAAGTTTGAATTAGTTGATACGAAAGATATCAGTTTATCGAACAAGAAGTATCCATTTTTAAGAGCAAATCTTGATGGGGCAATGATTGAAATTGCAACCAAAGAAAAATGGGGATTGGAGATAAAATCAACAACCATTCAAAACGGAGCAATGCTCAAAGAGTGGGCCAATGATCATATTCCAATATGTTATTACTTTCAAATCCTGCATTACATGATTACAACAGGATTAAGGCATTTTGTTTTATATGCAATTCTTGATATTCCTTGGGCAAATAACGGCGCAGGAAAGCAAGAAACAAGAGTTGTTTATCTACACTATGACGATTTAGTGCTAGATGCAAAATACCTATTTAAAACGGAATTGTGGTACTGGAACTTGATTAAAACCAAAACTCCACCACCATTTTTGGAAAATAGAAACAAGGAATTAAAAGAAGTCAGTTAGAAAGGAAAAGTTCACAATGAATGAAATTAGCAAGTTATACGTAGTTACAGTCAATATTGCAAATGAAAAATATTATTTATCCAGCTTATCTGGAACTATTTCCAAATGCATCTGTGATTCGTTAATTTTTCCAAACGAAAATGTAGCATGTTTTTATGCTACAAGAATGGAAAATATTTATCAAGATTCTTTAGGGAAAGTAGAATCAGTTGCTTTTCATGAACTCATCTAAGGCAAATTGGTTTATGGAACATTGATCTAACATTTTATGTGAAAAAGAAATCAGATTCAATATATCAAGACAATTATCTAAACTATCGTATGAATAAATTTTAGGTGTATGAGCTTTAGGGTTTCGCCCGATTTGAGCAATTGAAAGCAAAATATTTTTAAGTCCGCTATATAAATTTTTTTCAGTATCGGTTTTAAGGGAATTAAAAACAATTATTGGGTATTTTAAATCAAAACAAGTATATATCAATCTATTGCCATCAAGGTTTATGCCAGTCATTTTTCTAATCCTATCGTATACGGATTTAGACGCTTCAAAAATTATAGAAAAGTAATCTTCATTAACAATATCTTGAGTGCAAAATTCAAGAATTTGAGGATGAATATTTCTTTCAATTAGTTTTGATTTAAGTGAATCGTATCTTTCGTTTGCTTGGGTTCTAGTTTTAGAAGATTTAATTAAATGAATATTGCCATCTTCTTGCACCTCATAGCCGTAAAAAGAAATGCATTTATTTATTTCATTAATATATGATTTATATTCATTGTTATCAGAAAACCAGCTACTTGTTGGATGAAATACATATTTAATTATTTCTAAAACTTTGTTTCCACAATCGTAAGTAGTTTGAGTTTCTCTCATTACGAAATCTAGTCTTCTCCATTTAGTGGACTGATTACTATTGTCTTCAATATTTAGCTGCTCAAGCATTTTAGTGATTGTGCTTCCAGTCATAATGCTGCCAATTATTCTACTGATAGTTTCTATAGATTGTGCATCAAATTTATTTATAAGTGTCATTTTAATTTACCTTACTTTCTATCTTAATTTCAGAGTTATTAATACTGATAACTTCATTATAGAGAGTTAAATTAAAAAAATAAACAGGAGGGATTATATGAATGAATTACAAATATTCCAAAATAAAGAATTTGGAGAAGTAAGAAGTTTAGTTATTAATAACGAGCCATGGTTCGTTGGAAAGGATGTTGCTGAGGCATTAGGGTATAAGGATGTTAATCATGCAATCTTAGACCACGTAGATGAAGAAGATAAAGTTAATTCTAAAACTCAAGGACAAAACGCCCCTGAGTTAGGACAACGTGGAAGTTGGTTAATTAATGAAAGTGGATTATATTCATTAATTTTATCAAGTAAACTTCCTAATGCTAAAAAATTCAAACGTTGGGTAACATCAGAAGTTTTACCAACATTAAGAAAGACAGGGTCTTACGCTAAAGCACCTACTGATCCAAGACAACTTTTAAAGCTAACAATTGAAGCACACGAACAAACAGCTCAAAGAGTTGATGTTCTAGAAGAAAAAGTATCTAGCCTAGAAAAATCAACAACGATTGATAGTTCACAACAAAATATACTTGAAAGAATTGCTAAAGCAACAGTAATCAGATCTTTGGGAGGCGTTGATTCGAGAGCCTACCAATTAATGAGCAGAAAGATTTTCAGCAGCATTTGGAGAGACTACAAGAATTATTTCAAGTTAGGATCATTTAGAGATACTTTAAAGACTGAATTTGAAAATGCGAAAGAATATCTTGAATCATGGTCACCTGAAGTTAATGTGAGTTTGAAAATCAAAGAGTACAACAGTCAATTATCAATGAATTTAGATGCTTAAAAGGAGGAAAAGAAAGAACATGAATGAGTTTCAAACAGGGCTACTCAATGAATTGGTAGCTGTAAAAATTACAACCAAAGAAGAATTTGAAAAAGTAATCAATTTCTTGTCAATCAATAACTGCTTTCTTGTGAATGGAGAACCAGTTGTCAAACTAACATATCCAGGAGATAAAGCATTTGTCATTTTAAAACAAGATAACGCAATCTTCTGGCAACCGGCTAACCAAGAACTTGATGAACGTTATAAAGTTGTCAACGTCATCGAATTCTTTAGACCAACTGAAGAAGAAAAGGTTGTTGAAGCAAAAGCTGAAGTTATTGAAGAATACGTTGACATTGATGAAAAACACCTTTCATTAGAAGTTCAAAAAAGACCAGCAAATGAAGCGATTGTTTCAAATATTGATGAAATGGTCAAATTGATTCCAGCAATTGAAGCTAAAAAAGGCGTTGTTGTTGATGAAAAGAATTTTAAGGACTTTGTAAAAGCTAAAACGGGAATGGTTCCTTTATATCGCTCGTATGCTAAAAAACTAGAAGCTGAAAGAAAAGCAGTCAAAAAAGCATACATTGAACCTTATCAAGAATTTGAAGCAAAGGTAAATAAAGTTGTTAAAGCTTTAAATGATACTGCAAGTGTTGTTGCTGAAAATGTGGATGTATTTGTTCAAAAGCAAAAAGAAGCTCTTAGAAAAGAACGTCAAGCAGCTATTGATCAACTAAAAGAAGTATTGATTTCTAGAAAGATGATTTCAAAGGAATATGCTGATCAGTTCGTTTTTGATGAAAAATGGCTTAACGCTTCAACATCCAAAAAGAAATTTGAAGAACAAGTTGAAGCACAATTCAATGCTTTAATGGAAAAAGAAAAGAATGACAAATTGAATTTAGAAATGGTTGAAAAAACAATCATCAATGCATGTCTTATTGCAAACGTTGATGAAAAGCTTATTTCAAGAGAAAAATATCAAGCTCTTTTGAATACTGAGGGATTACCAAAAGTAACCGAAATGATTACTGATGAAGTAGACAACATCAAAAAACAATCACAAGCGGTTGCTCAACAAAAAGAAGCAGAACTTCAACATCAAAAGGAAGAGTTTGAAAAGAAACAAAAAGAAGCAGAACTTCAACACCAAAAAGAGTTGGAAGCAGTCAAAAAACAAGCTTCACAAACAGTTGAAAATCAACCTAAATACACACCAATCAAGCGTGGTGATGAAACGATTGCTAACGTAAATGATAAGTATATCGTTACTGAAATCAAGCAAACGCCTGAAAAGTTCCAAGGCAGAACATGGAAGAAAACATTTGAATTTGAAGGCGATTTAGCAGCTCTTCAAATGTTGAACAGATACATGGATGTAATCAAAAACATCAATCCATCATTTAGCTTTGGAGAAGTGAAACTTGTTGAAAAAGAGTTGAGTGATCCACAAACAGGCTCAATTGATAAATATAACGTAAAAGAAGTTAATTAAATGAAAAATAAGGAGAAAAATTATGGCATTACAAAGTATGGTACAACAAGCAACTAAAAATCCAGTAGCAACTGGTATCAAAAAATTTAACAATTTAATCAATTCAAATCTCATGAGAACTAAAATCCATCAAATGGTTGGTGCAACAGATTCACAAGAATTCATTACATCAATTACAAGTGCAGTTAATACAAATCCTGCCTTGGCTGAATGTGATCCACAAACAATTATCAGTGCAGCATTATTAGGGCAAAGCTTACATCTTAAGCCTAGCCCTCAACTTGGATATTTTTATATGGTACCTTACAACAATAAAAAGAAAAAATGTAAGGAAGCACAATTCCAGCTCGGGTACAAAGGCTACTTGCAATTAGCAATCAGATCAAATGAATATGTGGATATTGACGCTATGGAAATTAGACAAGGGGAATACAAAGGACGTAACAAATTAACTGGCAAGCCTGAATTTGAATTTATTGAGGATGATGAAGTAAGAGAAAATCTACCAGTAGTAGGATATATGGCTTACTTTGAAATGAAGAATGGTTATATCAAACGTTTATATTGGTCAAAAGAAAAGATGCTTAATCATGCTGACAAATACTCTCAAGCATTCTCAAAAGAAGCAACTACAGGACAATATCCTAAAGTTTCATATGCTGATTATGAAGCTGGAAAATATGATCCTAAAACTGAATGGCAATATTCAAGTTTTTGGTATAAGAACTTTGATGAAATGGCCAAGAAAACAATGCTTCGTCAATTATTATCAAAACATGCTTTATTATCAACTGAAGCAATTGAAAAAGCTATCACTTCAGATAATGCAGTAATAGATGAAAACTTAAATCCTCATTTTGAAGATGAAAACATCATTGATGGAGTTGCTACTGAAAAAGAAACGCCTCAAGCAATTGAAGCAACTACTGCACCAACAATGCAAGATATCATCAATGAGGAAAAACAAACTGAAAAAGTTCCAGTTGATGACTTTGATCCAATGTCAATGTAGGAGGTACTAAGATGCAAGAAGATTACATTATACTTCCTCAATCATTTACAAGTACAAAAGCCTATAGAGATACATACTCTCTATGGACTTTCACTTATCTATTATTCAATTGTGATTATAGTGGGCATCTAGAATTGGATATTAGAAATCTAGACTTGCCAATCAGTGAAAATAAATTCAAAGCATCATTGAAGAAATTATATGATGAAGGACTGATTTATGGTGATACACAAGGAAATCATAGAGAAATCTATATAAGTGATTATCAAGAAAAGTATGTAGAATAAGAGGTTTAATCAATGGCTGAAAAAGAGGTAAAGAAAGGGTACACAGGATTTTCAAACGAGTTGGTGAATGATCCTATTATTAAAAATTCAAAAGCATGGACTCTGTTTTCCTATTGCCTCTTTAAGGCTTATTTTGATGATAAGTATGGAGAGGCAGGAACCTTTACGACCACGCAAATAGAAATTGCCAATCATCTTGGATGGGGATATAAAACAGTAATTAAATTTATGAAATTCCTAAAAGATAATAAGTATATTGATTACCAAACTTCTAGTCAAAATACAGTAATAAAGGTGCTGAACTATAGAAAATGGAGAGGGTATTGATATGTAAAAATTACACAACCGTTATGTAAAAATTACACAACCGATATGTAAAAATTACACAACCGTTATGTAAAAATTACACAACCGATATGTAAAAATTACACAACCCCTTTCTATATATAAACAATATAAACAATATAAACAAGAAAAAACAAGATAAAACAAGAGTGGTGTGTGCACACTCACAAATAACAATCCTTCGCATACGACATTGCAGATTGCTATATATAGTAAGCACACAACATTTTGAAAGGAATTTAGAAATTTTGGAAAAAACGGAAATTAAAAAGATTTTGCAATTTTACAAAAACATTTATCCAAATTCCAAAATCATAGAATCGAAAGTTACCATTGAAACATGGATGATGATGTTTGGAGATTTCTCTTATGAACAGGTTCAAAATGCAATTGTTAAATTTTCAAAGTCTAACAGATATATTCCTAATCTTGCTGAAATTATTTCTAACATTGAAGTTCCTGAATACACAATTGAAAAGATTCCACCCAACACAGTAATTATTCAGTTTGAAGATGAAACCTATGGAAACTTTCCGTTTAGATTTTTAAACTCACAAGATGCTAAAGAATATTCCAAAAAGTTTCAAGAATGCAATTACGATAAAGAATCAATCAAGATCTTACATGAAGAACATGTTAGAAAACGCAATGCTGGAGTTCTTACATACAGGGGAAAAGCAAAGGCAAGATTAGAGCAAAAACTTCAAAATCAAAATAGAGGTAAAAAATATGATAAACAGAGTAGTTTTAGTTGGTAGAATGACACGTGATCCTGAACTTAGAAGAACTCAAAACGGTTCAGCAGTTACAAGCTTTACTTTAGCAATGAACCGACCAAAGAGAAATGATGAAGAACAACAAGCGGATTATATTTCATGTGTTGTTTGGAATAAGGTCGCTGAAAACGTCGACAAGTACTGTTCCAAAGGCTCATTGGTTGGAGTTGAAGGAAGACTTCGCTCAAGATCTTATGACAACGCTCAAGGTCAACGTGTATATGTTACTGAAGTTGTATGTGATTCAGTTCAGTTTTTAGAAACAAAACCTAGAGACAAATATGAAGAACAACAATATCATTCACAATCAACATACAATCCAAATCAGTACCAACAACCAATACAAAATCAACAACAAGACAGTTTTATGAATGAAAATCCATCTTTCAACATTATGGAAGATGACATTCAATTCTAGTCTAAAATAAAAAACTTAAAATTTTCGTTTTTAGTGAGTGTTTGTTTTAAAGATGATTAACTTTACCAATTATCTAAAAACATTCGTTAGGATGAAGATTTGACCGCAAAAACAATAAATCAAACAAAAAGGAGAGATGAAAATGCTAATAAAAAAGGATGAAGAACCGTTTTTCTATAAATTTCTTTCAATAGCAAAGGAAATCATCAGGAAAAATAAAAGATACACACCAGTATTTTACGGTGATGATGAAAAACTTTATCTAGTATGTAACAACTATGCTGCAGTTTATGATTTTCAAAGTAATTTGCTATTGGATGATGAATTAAGAGAATTTGGAAAAATCCCTTATGAATTATCGGAATTACCAAACGGGGATATGAAATTGACAAAATCTGAACATTTTAGCTGTCAAGAATCATATTTAATTGCAATTAGAAATTTTCTCAAACATACAGGGTATATGTCGAAAAAGTTTTTTTCTGTAGATAAAGGTGATCCTTACAAGATTCCTAAAATTGTTGAAGTTACAAATCGTTGGATTTCTGAAGAAGATAATAAGATTTTGGACAAGATAGGATTTCCTGATATCTATATGTTGGATGCAAAACGTGTTGATGAATTCATTACGCTTGCTGGTGATTGGAATCCATATTATTTGGCAGCGTGTGATCAAACTGAGCTAAATGGTGGTCAAACAACCATCACAATGACAATTTACTTCAATATCAAAGATGACCCTAAGAAAAGTGCTTGTGATCAACAAGAAATGGAGCTTGTACAACAACCTACGAACTATGATGAATTCGAAGATATGGATGTAGAAGAACCTGCAGATGATGAACAAGAAGAAATAATTGAGGATGATTACCAAGAAGAGGAACGATTGGATGCACTTCTTGAAGATGCTGTTGTTCCAGAGGAACTAGAAGATGATTTCGACCCAATGCTTGCTTGATTTAGGTATCAAAAATGATTACAAGAAATTTTGGTTTACCGTTCCAGGAGCAATCGTTGGAAAAGGTCGGCCAAGGTTTACTACTCAAGGGAAATTCGTTAGAGCGTATACACCTAAAAAAACAAGGGATTACGAACAAAAAATAGCAATGTGCTATCGAAAAACTACAAGTTATCAAAGTGATAAGGCTCTAAGAGTGAAGATATTCGCTTATAGAGAAATACCTAAGTCGACCACTAAAAAATTAAGATGTTGGCTATTAGATAAAACGTTTCTTTGTACTGTCAAACCTGATATCGACAACATCATCAAAGTAGTTTTAGATGCACTCAATAATGTGGCATATTACGATGATATTCAAGTGTGTGAACTGGTTATCATTCGTGAATTTGCTGAAAATGAATGTTTAAAAATATGTCTAGAAGAAATCGGTGAGAGAAGACCGAAATAGGAGGGAAAATTATGGGATTGTTTGATTTAGTTAGAGAAGAACAAGAAGCAAAGAAAAAAGCTGAAGAATCAGCTAAAAAAGATACAAAAGATGCAGTTGTTGAAGAAGTAGAAAAGGTTTAAGAAGATAAAAAAGAAACTGATCAACAACCTGCTCCAGTTACAAAAGTTGAAAAGCAAGCGACTGAAGAGGTAAAACAAGCACCAAAACAAGCAACTGAAGTTGCAGAAGAATCTAAAAAAGAAGAAAAACCCGCAAGTAAAAAAGTACCTAAGAAAAAAGCAAGTACTGAAAAAACTTACAAATATCCATTTGGAGTCTACTCTGAAGGAAGATTGATTGATATTTCTTCTTATGGGTTTGTAGATGGCCAAGATTATACAGAAAAGGAAATCACGGACATCATGTTACAACACCGTCATTATGAGTTTGCAGGAACAATGGAATACAGCTATATCGAGGATGACAACGTTCTTGTTGTAACTGGAAAACAACATAGAAAAGGCTAGGTGTTCGATATGGCTTATACAAGATATAAATTCTATGTGATTGGAGTTGGTGGGACTGGTTCTCTTTTAGCAAGAGACCTTCCAAAACTTCTTTTAGGAACGTCACATAAAATGATGCTCGTAGATGGTGATACAGTCGAATCTAAAAACATTGAACGTCAAGGATATCAAGCTCAAGATGTAGGTGATAATAAGGCTTTGGCATTATCGAGAAAAATCAACTCTCTTTATCCAATCGAATGTGAGTTTGATGATAAATTTTGCACATATGAAAGTTTATTTTCACTTATCCAAGATGATAAGGGATATGTTCCTGTAATCATAGGATGTGTCGATAATGATGCTACAAGAATGATTTTAGAAAAAGTATTTAAGAAGCTAGATGATGTTATTTACATCGACTCAGCGAACAGTGAATATGAAGGAAATATCTATATCACAGCAAAAAAGAATGGTATTCAACAAAGTAATTTGAGAAGTCAATGCTACAAATTTGATTTAGATAAGCACCCACTTGACGTTTCTTGTCAAGAACAGGCCGCCAAAGGAAATGTTCAGTTTCTAGTAACCAATGCAAAAATGGCTGTATCGATATTGGAACATTGCAACGCTTTAATCATGTATCAGTTGAAAGAAGGTGTTCAACTTGTCAACAGATTTGAGACAGTTTTTTACGACTGATCATGTTCCAGATAAATTAGAACCTAACACTTATGAAAAGTTTTTCATCAACGCTTTAAGCTATACATCACCAAAAGCTATAGATGATTTAACGATTGCATTTGAAGAAGATGAGTCTAATGATCTGATACAAAACTTTCAAGAAATCGACTTATTAGATGAACATGTTTTTCCAGATGTTATCGATTATGAATTTGAAGAAGTTATATTAAGTCCTTTTTTTGACAGAAACGAATTTGCAGTTGATGGTTTTGAAACATTGATTGAAGGATTATACGATGAACAGAATGAAGTGTTTGTAAATGTAAGTTTTATTATTCCACAATTAAAAGGTGTCTTTAGAGAAATATATGCAGAAGCCAAAGAGTGGTGTGAGTACTCGGATGAAACATTATCCGAACCTAAGGTTGATTATTACAATCTAGGTACCACTGAAATGCAGTTCTTATATATCAAATTTAAAAACAAGAGAAAAGCTAGGAAATTCAGAAAGCTTTATAAAAAGAGCTATCAAATAAGAGCAATGCTATATGGTTTTGGATATCGATTTATAAATGGTCAATTTGTTAAAGGGAACGTAAGAAACATTGAAATTGAAGGATGGGAATATCCTGATTTGAATTTTGGAGTGGCAAATGAAGCTCTAGAAATCATGGCCAATGTTTCAAAAAAAGAAAGACACAATACGGAATTGTTGCAAATAATAGTCGAAAGAAAAGTAGATGATTGTGATTATAAATTTACTTCAAATGCTTTGATTTCAGCTCTTTCAAACACATTAAAGACAAAAAGCGAGGTGATCATGTAATGAGAGAAGCAATCATTCGTTTAAACAACAAAAAAGATGATGCTGAATTATGTATCAAACAAAACGAGAAGATTACATTCAAAATGCTTTCAAAAGAAGAACTGGTAAAACTTTTTAATGATTTTTTTATCAAAGATCAGCATGAGAAAGCAAACATAAAATTGTTTTCTGAAAACACGATAGGTGCTGGTATTGATTATACCGTTATAAAGCAACCTGAGCATATGCAATATGTCACCTATAATAATCGCTCATACAAAATCAATTTTCCCAATGCAATTTACATCGTTCGATATGACAACAAAATCGTAAAAGGCATCCAATGTTATTGCTATAAGAAATACAAAGGCGGAGATACCGAATTATATGAATATGCAATGCCAAATATGTTGACAGGAAATGCAATGTGTATGGGTAGTGCCGATAAAAGGATTGTTGATGGTGATATTGAAGCTGCTTTGAATAAAATTATCGCTACACCTTACTCACATGGCAATTTTGATGGTATAAAAGGATTTTCAACAACAGTCAGCTATTTTGAATATTTAGAAGAAAATCCATTTCCGTACAAACTTTTAAGAAAATTGAACAGGAAATTAAGAGATGTCAAAGTGTAATGAATTAAGAAAATTACTTTTGGAATGGGGCGAAGATAATTATTTGCCTCTCCAAGAGAAAATTAAGTATCTTGAAAACGAAAATTATCGTTTGAGAACGCAAAATCAAAGAATTCATGAAAGAAATAAAAGACTTTCAATGATTGTTAAGAAAAGAAGAGAGGAAGCAAATAATGAGAATAGACAGAGGAATTGTTCAATGTGATAGATGCAAGAGAATTTTCAAAACTAAAGAGGTTACAAATTATAAAATCTCATATCAAGCGTATGGTTTTAAAAATGATGGTGGCATGGGACTTATAACAAAGAAAGCAGAAATATGTTCTGATTGTAATATGGATTTTGATGATTTTATGCGTAATAAACCAGTAAGAGGACGTGATATCAATGACAGGTAAAGAATGGTCAAAATTATGTAAGGAACATGGTGTTGTTGTCATTGATGTAAACTACAAGAATATGACGCATGAAGATGCTATTAAGTTTTTTGATTTATTAAATACTGCAATGGGTCATGCTTTTGCTAGAAAGTACGATTTGGAAACTGGCCAATATGAGGATTATGCATTGCCTGATGGAGCTACATATTACGAGGATGATATGAACAAGAAAATTGCTTGTTGCGAATGTGGGAAAGAAATCACATATGGAGCTTCTTATACATCAAGAATTATTTTGGATAAATACGGTTTCGGATATGCAGTTTGCAAGGAATGTTATTTTAAAAATGATTTGAAAGATATCGTTAAGAAAGGTTAAGAGTATAAGAATATGGGAATTAAAGAACAAGTTTTTAAACAATCCATTGAAATTTATGGAAAAGAAGCACAATCAAGACAAGTTATGGAAGAATGCGCTGAACTCATTCAAGCTGTGAATAAGATGCTACGATATGAAGATAGACCAGCTGAACCGGAGTATTATGCTAATTTAGTTGAAGAAATTGCAGATGTGGAAATCATGTTATATCAATTGAAAGTTATGTTTAACGTTAGTGATGATGAAGTTTTTAAAGTGAAAATTCAAAAAGCTAAAAGAGAAAAAGAAAGGTTGGAAAATCATGGAAGAAAACAAACAAAAATATGAACTAACAAAATTTGAACATGAATTATTAGTGTTTCTTCAAACTGAAGGATATAACTACATCGCAAAAGATAGCAGCGGAGAATTTGCACCGCCAAGATTAGTTGCATGTGATAAAAAACTGCCATACCACAATCTATCAGGAATGTTCACTACATATAAAAGCAATGCATTTCATATAGAAGGACCATTTGGAAAATTATTTAAATTTGTGTGGGGCGGAAACCAATTTGAAATTCAAGAACTTTTAGAAAACTGTGAGGTAACCGATCATGACAGCAAAAGAAATGTTTGAAAAGTTAGGATATATTTCATTAACAAAAAATTATATAAAAGGTAAATTAAAAACAATTGTGTATAAAAACGAAGTAAGCAAAGATTGGATTAAGTTTTATGCAGATAAGCAACAATTTATTGAAATAAGCGGTAATGGAATTTTCATCCAGGAACTTAAAGCAATCAACCAACAAGTTAAAGAATTGGGGTGGTTAGATGAATAAATATGAAGAAGCGTTTAATGTAATTGAAACAATTTTACATTTAATGTGCGGTGAAGAAAGAGAAGATAATTATAAACCATCACATGATGAAATGGTTAATTCTATGGAAGATTTTAAAGAATTAGTAGAAAGATCAACACCTCAAAAGCTTCTCTACAATGGAGAATACGTTTCATTTTGTAACTGTCCTAATTGTAAGAAAGTCGTTCCTATACATGGTAATTATTGTCCTCGTTGCAGTCAAGCACTAGATTGGAGGGTTGAAAATGACTAAAACAAGAGGACAACTAATATCTATGTTCCAACATATGAAAACAATGTCTAATGATAATGCAATCAAACACATCAGGCATGAAGATATCGATACTACTTGTGGCTATCTTTTAGAAGATAAGCAAGAGATTGAAAAGTTAGAAAAAGCGCTTGATGAAGCGTGTAAGAGATTATCATACGAAAATGAAATAACGTGTATGCACTTAAAACAACAATACGCTTGGGCTAAAAATAAAGTGCCAAAAACCAAAGAACAAATTAAAGAGGAGTTGATGAAAAATGACTAAATTTGAATTGGATCTATTAAAAGAATTCTCTGATGATGGTTGTGGTGATGATTGTTTTGATGAAATTGGTATGCTTGTTGGCATGAGGATGAGAGGCTACTTTCAAGATGCCGAAGATGATGAAACCATTGATGAATTGATTTGGAGGTATGAGGAATGTATAAGCCACCAATAGAAATAATAATGAAAGAAGTATGTCAAAAGATGGATGAGGACTTTGAAAATGCAGTATTTAAAGCTGTACGAAAAGTCGGCATAAATGTTGATAAAGAAGAACTCCTAAAAGCTCTAATTTATGATAGAGGACAATATGATAAAGGATATGAGGATGCGATGAATGAGGTCAAGCATCCTCAACCACTCAAATTTGAAGATTTAAAAGAAGGAATGTGGATATATGATGCTCCTTATGAAGAAATTGTAAGAATTAAAGAAATAGAATCTAATGAATGGATATTTCTTGAATGCATAAAATCCAAGGATTTATCTAATACATTTTTTCAAGAAGGAAGATTTTATCCAATTACTATTCCAAATATAGGAGATAAAAATGGGTAATCAGTATAGAAGAATGCAAACAGTAAAGCATGCGTTGCAGTATTACATTTCTAGACCAAACGCTAATGAGAAAGATTTAGTAAGAGAAAAGAATTTATTGAAGTCGGTTGAAGAAGAAGTAGAAATTTATCAAGAAAGAAATCACATTCCAAAGAAAGAGGTGGAAATGAATGATTAAATATTGCCCAGATTTAACCGGGTTTGAAATAAGAGAATCGTATTTACGTGGCGGAGGAACGAATAAAACAGTTATTTTAAATCATTGTTTAAAAGATGCATGCGTCGCTTATAAGAATAGTAAATGCATTAAATATAATAACGATGTAGAAATAAAAGAAGGTGGTGATAAATAATGTACATTAACCCATTTTGGTGTGGAGTTGCAGCAACTATTCTTGCTGAATTGGTAGGAATAATTGCTTATGCAATTTATCAAGATCACAAAAATTAATAATTAATTATTTTGGAGGGCAAGGAATGAAATATACAGATGAAGAAAAGAAGATCATTGATGAAGTTAAAAAATATCTTAGAGAATTACGTCTAATAAATATTGAAAAATTCTCTTTAACATTTGAAATTGAGGACATTCCAAGCCCTCAATCAATTAAATACAGTGATGAAGCTCCTGGAGGCTTTTCAAAATCCAAAGGAGAACAAATCACTTCTAATATGTTGCGCAGGGAGCTTCTAACAAAACGTCTAGAGCTCTTTAATAAGGAACTCGATAAATTTATGCCGTTAGTATATTTACTCAACGCAGGGCATAGAAACATCATTAGAACATATGTATGTTCAAGAGGATATAATGAAATGATTGACACATTGGAAGAATCATTTTGTATCAGCAAATCAACTTACAAAAGAGAGTTTCCAAAAGCATGTTTAGAATTATCTAAATATCTTGACATGGAACACCGCCCATCACTTGAAAAATTGAATAATATTT